GGTGTCATATAGATACTAGTATATCAGGAGACGCTACTGGATTCTGCGTAGGGCATATAGAGAAGATGGTAGAGGTACCAAGAAGAGATGGCAATGGTAGAAGGTACTACGAGACTGCACCATCATACTATATAGATGTAATGATGAGGATAAACCCTCCAAGGGGCGAGGCTATATACATGCCTGATATTAGAACGCTACTTTATTCATTACAGGCTTACGGGTATAGGTTCGCTGGGATGTCATCTGATGCATACATGTATATTGAATTACATCAACAGGTAAAAAGGCGTGGCATAGCTCCACACTTAGTGTCTGTTGACAGAACAACAGAGCCTTATGACGAATTAAAAAGAGCTATATACGAGGGCAGGATAAGGTATAACAAGTACGAGCCTTTTATAGAAGAGGTTAAACAATTAGAGTACGATAGGCTTAAAGGGAAGATAGACCATCCGGAGGCTGGATCGAAGGACGTGGCTGACGCATGCGCTGGTACAGTATTTGCGTTATATAGTAATTCATCAAGCTTGCCAATGGGCTTTAACAGTGGTACCAATAATAAGGGGACACACAAAGACGCTTGGGTAAGTCCATTTATCCCAGCGGATCAATTGGATGTTGGCGAGGCTAGGGAAATGGCAGAAGCAGCAGCAGACGACATAGACTGTTACACAATAATATCGGGAGACTAGTATATTATGGCATGGCGCGACTGGATTAAAAGACTAAACAGCAATGACAAAGAGGCTAAGATTGTTGATGATGCCAGGGGAGTAGCAGTAAGTGCTCCTGCTCAAACGGATACGATGGGTGTGTCTGGTTTTGGTAATGACGCATGGCTATCGTCATTAGGTAGAACATTAGCGATAGATACAGACCTGATGCTGCGTTACATTGACTACGAGAATATGGACGATTATCCAACTACAAGCGAAGCTCTGGATCGTGCTGCGGATGATTCTACAATACCAGACAGTGTACATGGTAAGACAATATGGGGAGCATCAGACGATAGAATAGTTAGAGATATAATTGATGACGTATTGCATAGAAGAATTAGGATAGACGAGGATATATGGCCAGCGGTAAGGACGCTCTGTAAATATGGCAATGGTTTCGGTGAAATATTAGTCAATGAGGCGGGTGTAGTAGGATTAAATTGGCTTCCAACGCCTACGATGCGAAGAATAGTAGACGAAAAAGGGGCACTGCTGGGTTTTGTTCAGGACGTAAGGGGAACATTTAACTTCGATTATGAGGCTGTTAGCAAGCAATTAAGCAGTGGTAGTCTTCCAAGGGTTAAGGACGAAGAGAAAACCAGGCTGATATTCTTCCGGCCGTGGGAAGTTGTTCATTGGAGATTGAGATCCAAGAACATGAATTCACAGTACGGGTTCAGTTTTTATGACGCGGCCAGATGGATCTTCAAGCGATTGACGCTAATGGAGGATTCGGCACTGGTGCAGAAGTTAACTAGAGGGCCAAGGTTTGCTTACTATGTAGATACTGGAGATCTTCCGCCTAGAGAAGCAATGGCTATGGTGCGTAAGGTAAAGAACGGCTTCAAGAAGAAGAAGTTTATAGACCCAAACACTGGTCAATTAGAGCTTAAATATAACGTAATGTGCCTTACTGGTGATACGTTAGTGCCCCAATTAGATGGTTCTGAAAAGACCATCATTGAAATGGCAGAGGCTTTTGAGGTCGGTAAAAAGCAATGGGTTTATGGCGTAGATAGGGATGCTGGTAATAAGATTGTACCTGGCGAGGTTATATGGGCAGGCAAGACTAGGAAGGACGCAGAGCTAGTAAGAGTTACTTTGGATAACGGGGAGTCATTCAGGGTAACGCCGGACCATAAGTGCATATTAAGAGATGGCACAACTATAGAGGCTCAGAACTTGGAACCTGGGGATTCCATGATGCCATTGAGGCGTAAGCTGTCAGTAACAGCCAGTGGTAAAGGTTTGCAGGGATATGAGATGGTGTATGATCCTGCTAGCAAAAGGTACCGTTATACGCATAGGGTCGTTGCAAAGGCTGTTGGTATTTACGAAAAGGGTAAAATTATACACCATGATAGGCATAAGCTTAATAATGATCCATCTGAATTGAAATCAATGACCAGAGAGGATCACTGTTCTCATCATTGTATGCTTGGGGAAATTGGTGGAGCTAGGGTGACTGAGCTTAGAAAAGTGGATAAAGACCTAGATAGGCGTCTTCGCGATGCTGCATCTAGGACGATGAAGAGGCTACACAGGGATCCGGCATACTTGGAGCGAAAGAGAATTCGCATTAGCCGACAGAATATAGAGAGAAATTCGAGCAAGCACATAATAGAGTATAATAATTCTTCCAAGCATGCTGAGAATAATGTTTTACGTAGCGATATGATGAAGGCACACTGGGCTGTTCCTGCAAACAGAGAAGCCATGAGCGAGAAGAAGAAATATGTATTTACTGAAGATTTCATCGCTGCGGTTAGGGATATAGTATTAGAGAACCCAATGGCTGGTGCAGAGGATGTTTCCAAGGCTGCCGAAAGTGGTCAAGCAATGGATATTCTAAGGGAGGACAATGACGAAAGGTTCATCCCAGGAATCCATAGGCATCTATTGCTGAATGCATATAGGATGTACGGGTTTGATAGTTTTGAAGAGTTTAGGGCATCAGCATTGGTTGCATTTTCGGCCGGGAAGCCATCATCTGTGAGCCTAGATGTAGTGGTCAAGGGTAGAAATTGTTCAAAGGTGCACTACCCTGATAATGTGATATGCGGGATGGAATTGTTCATAAGGGAAAACCCTTGTGCGACGATAGCAGACATCGGTGGTCATATAAATAATGGCAGCTTATTTGAGTCCATAGTGGATGCAAACCCTCGTGCTAAAGTTAACCCAATGTGCAAGGACTCAGTGGTTAGCGCTGTTGAGTCGCGCGGGTATAGGGGCATTGGAGAGTTCAAAGAAGCAGCGCTATCTTTTAATCACAAGATTGTGTCTGTTGAACGTCTAGTGGAGAGGGAAGATACGTATACATTGACAGTCGACAAATGCCACACATTCGGGCTTTCTGCCGGTGTAATAGTTTGTAATTCCGCTCATGAGGATCTTTGGATCCCAACAAGAGGACAAAAAGAGTCCACTCGCATTGAAGTGATGTCTGGCCTAGATATAAACATGGTAGACGAGATGGAATACTTCCAGAACAAGCTGTATAAGTCTTTGAAGATGCCCAAGGATGATGACGGAGGCGACTCTTCTCAGACACTAGCTTCTCAGGACGCAAGATTCGCTCGAGCCTGTATGCGTATACAGCGAGAGTTCATAATGGGCATGCGCAAGGTAGTACGTATACATATGGCTGCTTTGAATATAGATCCAGGGTCTACAGAGTGGCAATTGAAGATGACTGTGCCATCGGCGATATTCGAGATGCAGCAAATAGAGGTAATGAATGCTCAGGCGGCATTGGCTAGTAGTATGGCTGAATGGATGAGCAAGCCTTGGATAATGCAGCATATCCTGCACCTAAGCGAAGACGACGCATTATTGGCTACCAAGGCTAAGGATGAAGAAGGGGATCGAGATGCTAAGCGCGAGGCTGAGACTCAGGCGGATATCATAAAGATGTACCCAGAATTACAAGAATTGCCACCTGCTGAAGAGGAGGCTAATGAGTCTAACATGAGTGCAGAACTTAATAATATTAAGAAGGTGCTACAAGAAGCTAGCCAAGGCAATCCAGAAATGGTAAAAATGATAAATAGGTTAGAGTCTAAAGTGGTTAACTTGGACAAGACAATAAAAAGGACGAGACAGCATGTACATCCAGGGAAGTGAGATTGATAAAAAGTTTAAGTCCAGCTTAGAGCATAGGACGTTAGTGATTAACAGTGCTATACAGGAGCATTTTGGTGATACTCCAGTACGAGTGTTAGCTACGCAAGATGATCACGCATATGCAATTGACAGTAACGGAAGCATGATGAAGATTACTTATGCTGTAAAGGGCGAAAGCGTCAATGATATAAAGTCAGAGGCTACAACTGATATACCAGTGATTAGAGACGAGGATATGCCTTGTTTTATTGCTGGGCAGCTTAGGGCATTGGTAGAAGCAGCTGTAGATGGAGAAGAAATGTCACGAACTCAAGTTCGTGATGTAGCACAGATGATAGACAGCGATGAGGACTATTGGATATCAGATGTGTTGTCTAAAGTAGAAGAAGCAGCGGAAGATGGTGGTTGGTATACAATGTACGAGGCCAACCAGGAGAAGATTAGAACTGCGATGTATGGCGGGATCAGGGAGATTGAATCACCATTTCCATCTACTAAGTTCTCCAAGATCGCGGCGTCTAAATTGTCAGAATTTGAGGACGAGCTTAGAGAAGCTATAAATATTATTGCTAAATTAAGTGACGGAATAGTTGACGAGTGCTCTAATATGGTGTTTGATAGTGATCAGGATGAATTCTTTAGTGCAATCTGTGAATCGTTGAAAGTTGAAGCGCAGGTCATTAGTACCTCGCTTGCCAGGGCCGAAAAGTTGATGCGAACTGAGGATGTCAGGCGCATAGCAGAAGCACACGACGGGCTTGCTGAGCGGGCAAAAATAATGGCTGTAGTGACTGCATATGTAAAGGGTAGATCACAACACAACGACAACGAGGAGCAAAAAAATGGTTAAACGTATTGTAGGGTCGTCTTTAGAGGAAGATCTGCGAATTTTGGGATTTGAAGGCATGTCACTTGTAGAGCAAGCAGACATAGGCGGAATTCCTATTGTAGAGGGTAAATCTAAATGTGTAGAAGAGGATATTTGTTGTCCTAAGTGCGAGTCTAAGCTTGCAGAGGGTAAGTGCTCTGAGTGCGGATATGAAGTGGAAGCACCAAAGGACGAAGACGTAGAGACCTCAAGCGATGAAGATGTAGAGACACCTGAGCAAGATGAAAGCGCTAATGAGGATGTTAATGTTCTTGACGCTGATGAAGTGAGTAACGAGCTTTTTGATGCTATTATGGGCCTGCCATTCGACACTATGGAATCAGAAGATGTAGAAGCACTGCTTGAGAAGCTTAAGAGTAAGACCCTGGCTGAAGACTCTGATGAAGCATTGAAGGATAGAGCATCTGAAGTGGTTGATTTCTTGATTAGCGAAGTTAAGGCTAAGATCACACGCAGGGCAAAATCTGGCAAAATGGGCCGTGTGAAATCCAAGCAATGCCCAGAGGGTTACAGAAACAAAGGCGGAAAATGCGTTAGGGCAGCTATTGCAGCTGGTGGCAAGGGTAAGCTGATCAAGCAAGCTCGCATGAAAGCAAAGAAGAGAAAAACAGGCAAGGGCAAAGCTTCTATCCGTAAATCATTGAGACGTAGTAAACTTAGAGCACCATTGAATAACGGAGTAGAAGAGTCTACATTCGCAATGGAATTGGCCAGCCTGGTAGAAGACGTACAAGAAGAGAAAATAACAGTACGCGACAGCCTGCTTGATCAAATCGGCGGCATATTAGATATGCTTTCTGAAGAATTCGAGGACGAAGCTGTAACACGCGTATTCACAGAATCATTTGAGCTAGTGACATCATCTTGGGATGCTGGAAGACTAGACGAAGATGTAATGAACGAAGACGAGTTTGTTGCAGAGATTAAACCATTGTTAACCTTGATTCATAAGAGCTTAAGTAAAATCAATGGTGACGGTGACTTAAAAAACTAATGAGCCGTCTTGGGGAGGCCGTGTGGCATCGTCGCACTGGCACTTCCTCGGGGCGTAAAGAGATGGCTGGTTTTGATTCGCTGAAGAAAGCTGCTAGAATAGATGGGAAAAAAACGAAGAGAAAAGTCTCGCCTGAAGCGAAAAGAAAGCTCGACCGCAACCCAATTGCAAGAACATCGTTCAGGCGATGGCGAGGCAAGACAGGTAAAAAAGGATAATGGAATGCCAAAGCAGTTAATTGAATCTAGTCAAGTGCAATTGTCACTAGTAGAGTCTAAGGGCAATACAGTAATTGTTAGAGGTGAATTCGGGCGCATAGGTGTTCCAACCCTTAACGGACGTATTTACCCAGAAGCTATAATGCAGCGAGAGATTGATAGACTTCAAGAGGATCTTTCCAATAGGCGGGTACTCGGAACAGTTGATCATCCAGAATCAGGCAAGACATCACTGTGGGATGTTTCGCATGCTATGACGTCTTTGAAAATAAAGGATGGAATAGTAATAGGTGAAGCAGTGGTACTGAATAACAGAGCAGGAAAGCTGATAAAGTCTTTTATGGAGGCTGGAATACCAGTACCTGTTTCTTCTCGTGGATTTGGATCAACGAAGCCGTCTAATGACCCTAAGATGGAGGGTGAAGTTGTTCAGGACGATTTCATTTTGAAGACTTGGGATTTCGTCGCAGACCCAGCAGTTATAACGGCAGTGCCTGGGTTCTTTACTGAGGACGTAGACACTGAAGAGGATCGGCTTGATATTGCCAATATGTTCCTTGAGGAATTTCCACAGATAGCTGCTACGTTGCAAGAGGACGCCATCGCCAAGGCCAAGCTTAAAGTTGGAAAGGGTGTTGACGAGGCTATCAAGGAATCGAATGATAAGTTGCGCGAGGTAATGATTGAGTCATTTGAGAAGCAACTTGCTAAGAGTTTGATTGAGGCAAGAGAAGACTTGTCTAATGAGTTGACTGAAGAGTTTAACGCAGATCCAGAAATGGGCGGGGCGAAGGCTATGCTGTCAGCTATCTTTGAGATGGTAGCATCATTTAGGGCATCTGAGGATGAGCAAGCTATTATCGATGCATCTAAAGCTAAGGATCTTGAAGTAGCAGAAGCAAGAGATAGTGCTGATAAGAGTGCTGAGATGGCGATTAAGCATGAGTGTGCAGCTTATATAGAGAAAGAGATCTCAGGGCATTACATGGCTGAGTCTATTAGGAAGCTCGTATCCAAGCACCAATTCGTTAGCTTAGAGGACGCGAAAGAGAAGTTGGCAGCAATCCTAAGGGATCTGCCTGCTAGAACAGAAGAGCAAATATCCCCAGAGGATATGAAGATAAGAGAAGAAAACGCAGCAATGCGTGAGAGGGTATCCCTCCTTACTGAGAGGGTTGAATCGCTGGACGTTAAAATGAGGAAAGCTGTAAAAGTTGGCATGGAGGCAGATAATCAGCGAAAAGATGCTGAGAGCCGTGTGAGTGAGGTCGAGACTGAGCTTAAGGTAGCGTTAGATGAATCTAAGGAAGCCGAAGAGCGACATAGTTTTGAACTTTACAAGCATAAAAGGGTTGTTGGATTGCCTAATGGTAGAGAGCTGATAGGGCTTATGGAAGGCGCAAGCACCAAGGCCGTAGTTGACAAGCTGGTGACGGAGCAGGGAACAGGACGTATTTCTCGTGAGCAAATCACGGACGCGCGCAAGAAATTGATGCGTGGAAATAGTGGGCTCGAAGAGAGAGAGAACAAACTGTTAAACGAAGAACATAGAAATGCAGACAAGGAAGACGACCTTGGCAATGACATGGACTTCATGGCACGAATGGCGGGCGTAAGTGAATGACCGCCACAACTACGACTGAAGGAGAATTGAGATGAGTACAGAAGCGAGAGAAATGTTTGAGGCAACGGGCGATAAAGTCCATGACGACTCATACGTAGCCGGATGTGTTAATAAATGGGGCAAAATGCTGAAGGGCATCCCAACTGAGCATGACCGTGGTTATTTGAAGAAGACAACTGCTATTCTTTTAGAGAACGAAATGAATCATATCAAATCGTTTAATGAGGATACACTTAGCACCAACACAGGATCGTTCACGAAGTTTATCTTTCCTATCCTGCGCAGGGTTTACCCTAACCTGATTGCCAATCAATTGGTATCAGTACAGCCAATGAGCGCACCTATCGGTGGAGTATTCTACTTTGAGAAAAAGTACGAAGGCCGCAAGGGCAGCAAGATTCCTCAGGGTGCTATTTCTAATACACCTACTACGATGGCGTATGACGGCGAATTGGACGCTGGCGATAACTTGAACCAGAACTTTGCAAAATACTACAGCTCTGAGTTTGTAGACTATGATGCGATTTGTACTGACACTGGTGTTGGAACGGCCACGGCAATTACACAGGGTACTGCAAATGCTAGAATTCCTGAGTGGAGTCCTATTAGAGCGCCTGCGACTGCTGGACAACGTACTTTCTACGTGAAGGTATATTACAGAATGCTCGACGCTGATGCAGCTAGTGCACCTGTAGAAGTAATTGCGACATTGGATCAAACAGCTGTAACTACTAATTTAGTTGATAACACAGCGAATACTAACACCGTTGGAACATTTGACGTGACGACTGGTAACTGGTCTGTGAATGCAGCTGGTACCGCTGGAACAAATAGCCCATTCGCAAGCAACACTGTCATTTATGTTCAGTACTTTGTGAATTTCGAGCTAGTTGGCGATACAACTGGAGCCGTAGTACCTAGTATTGGCCTAGAGATTTCCTCTGTGCCAGTTCAAGCTGAGAGTCGTAAGCTTAAAGCTAACTGGACTGTAGAAGCCGTTGACGACATGAAGGCTCAACATGGTATGGACGTGGAGCAGGAGCTTGTTTCTAACTTTGCTAACGAAGTTATGTTGGAAGTCGATCGTGAGATTATTGGTGACTTAGTTGCTAATGCGGCACACTCGATTGCTTACACTTACTCCGGTACCGTTCCTGGTGAGATTGAGTCCATCCGCAAGATGCTGACTCAAATCAGTGCAGTTTCTGCCGAGATTCATAGGACTTCTGGACGCCAGGGCGCGAACTTCCTGGTAGTTCCTCCTGGTATTGGCGGGTTGCTTGATCAGCTTTCTACGCATGGCGATTTTGCTTCTATCGAGCAGAACATTAAGTCCCCATCGTACGGTCCTATCACTGCCGATTATGGTATCGTTAGAATCGGAACTCTGCTGAGAAAATATGCAGTATACCAAGATCCTTACATGACATCTACACAGATTCTTGTTGGATTGAAGGGTAATTCTTACCTGGATGCTGGTTATGTCTATGCACCATATGTGCCACTGCAAGTCACTCCTACTTTCTTGAATCCTGATACGTTCAGATTCTCGAAAGGTGTACGTACTCGCTATGCAACTAAGATGTTGCGTCCTGAGTACTACGGTGTGATCAACGTAAGTGGTCTACCGACTGTAACTACTACTCTGTAAGAGTGTAGTGGCGCACTAGTTGCGCTTTGGGTTTGAGAGGGGCCGGGTCGAGGAATCGGCCTTGCCCCTTTTTTTTAAGGAGAAAAAATATGAAAAGTTATATGTTGACGCGGGTTTATGAGAAGAAATGTACACATGAAGGCGTTAGAAAAGTCAGCAGGCCGAATGGGTTGCCTGATATTATAGAGTATGTAGTTATTCCTTTTGAGCCAAAGAAGATAAGCAAGGTTGATGAAGAGATTGACATGAGCGCGCCTGTGGACGCTGGGTTTATTGTAGAAGTAGCAGAGCCTATTATTGAGGTTCCAGACCCAGATGTTTTGGGAAAAGACTGTGGGGGTCTTTTACGCAGCCACGAGATGATTGTACAGTTGATGTTAGACAGGGCTGATGACATAGAGGAAGAAGTTGTCGTTGAAGAGCCTGAAGAAGAAGCGATAGATGAACTTGAGTTCGTGGAAGAAGAGACAGAAGAGCCAGAAGAGCTAGTAGATGAAGAGCCAGTAGAACCTGAAGAGGACGAAGAAGAGCCAGCTGAAGAGCCTATAGAGGGAGAGCCAGAAGTAGAAGAGCATGGAGATGACGAACCACTAGAAGTAGAAGTGGGTATCATGATAGCTACTGTAGATCCTGGAGAAGACGGCGAATTGAACACGGACGATGACATTGTTGAAATATCTCGCAAAGTAGTAGAAGAAGATGAACTGGAAGACGAAGAATGCGAAGAAGATGACGAAGAGCTAGAAGATGACGAAGACGAAGAAGAGCTGGAAGAAGAAGACGAAGAGCTAAGTGAAGATCTCAGTGAAGATGAGGATGATGAAGACGAGGACGAAGAAGACGAAGAAGAGGAGGAATCTTCTGATATTGAGTACGAGAAGCTAGCAAATGGGAGCTTTTTATGTTTAAAATGTAAGAGTGAGGGGGATGAAAAAATCCTCAAAACCGAACTTGGAATGATTAAACATATTCAGGATAAGCACTAGGAGGTTTTGGATGTTGGAACACGAAAGACGGCTAGACAATATGGTGCCATTTAATGCGTTTGTAGATGGAGAAGAGATCGAAGTGTCTACCAAAATGGGTGCCTCAGTGACGAAGGGTCATGTGATGTCTGTTGTTCCAACGGGAATAATTGTAAGGGAATCCAACGGGGGGACTAGGTTTTGCTCTGAGCAATTATATTTGTTCTCTTCGTTGGACGAAAAAATGAGCGTAGAGATAGATAACCAGCTTAATGACACAGCGGACGACAACTCGCTGGATGCAAGGATTAAAAATAAACTTGCTGCAATGTCAGAGGCTGGCGATCCATCTTCGTCCAATACAGGTGCTGAGCCAATTGATAAGAATGCATCAGATGCTGAGTATAAAGATAAAGACGGTGAAGATAGCAAAAAGAGTAAGCCTGCCAAAAAGGAACCTAAAGAGGAACCTAAAAAGGAGCCTAAGAAAGAGGTCGCAGATCCTGATTCATCTATAGACGTTGATAATTTGCCAGATGATATTAAGACGGCGATTATTACAACTGACGAGATGGACGCGTCACAGCTAAACGGCGTAATTGGTGAGATTTCAGATGTTGCATTGAAGGCGTTGAAAAGAGTTGGAATTAGAGAGACTAGCATATTTGACATAATGAAGAAGATCAATGACTCTGTGTATGAGATATTGACCGGAGAGAAGTCGCCTGACGGCAAAGAGGATACTAAGGGTAAGTCTAAGAAGAAGGCTCCAAAGAAGGGAAAGTAAACATGCGATTTACTGAGGCACAAATTGGAGAATGGATTTGTAGAAAACTTGGATTTGGAACTGTAGGTGTAGAGCTAACAAAAGATCATGTCGACGACAGTATACGGGACGCTAAGGAGTGGTGGCAGTCATGGGTAGGTCAGAGTAAGTCTGTTCTGGTAACGCTAGCTGGTACTAGAGAGGTAGCTGAGGCACTGATAGCTACAGACGTTGATTCTGTAGTAGATGTGGTATTCGAGATTGAGTCTGATAGCATTCAAAATATGTACAGTTGGGCTGATGTAGAGATAAATCCATACACATGGGTTTCAGGTGGGACTGGCGGGAACATATTTTCTACATTGGTGCAATATATGCAGTATAGGGAATTGTCCAAGCAGGTGACGTCGTCTGAACGAGATTGGGAGTGGGATCGCTCTAAGAGAGCATTGGTGATAAGTCCGCTGCCAAGCGCAGGATCAAAAGTATTGGTTGTGTATATATCGAAGGATATGGAGATTAGCTATATGACTAATTATGAGACGAGGGTGTTTAGGAATTATGCATTGGCCCAAGCCATGAAGACACTGGCTGGGATTAGGATGAAATTTTCTGAGAAACCAGGGGCATCTGGCAGTTTTGCCATGGACGGGGACTCGATGTGGGCCAATGGAGAAGCGATGGAGCAAGAGATGGAAGAGAAGATGCGCAATCTTCAAGAGCCTGTAGGATTTTTTGCAGAATAAACAATAGCGAACTCAAGTTCGCGAAAAGGAGATAGAACATGTACAATGATACTGAAGAAATGAATGAACTGCTTAAGATAATGGAAGATATGCTATCTCCTGAAGATCAAGCTGCGATTGGAATGGCTAAGGAAGACGATAGTGCGCTAAGGGCAAAGATCCATAGCCTAGTAGAGCATGATATGGGTTCTCAGACTTTGACACCTTTGGCCAGGATGCAAGACAAGAAAACACTGTATCCATGGGCCGGTAAAGAATCTGATAGTGAGTTGGCGTTTAATTTTGAAGACATCATGGACGCTCAGAGCCTATACGATTTTGTGCTTAATACAGGATTGGTAGAGGCAGGTGAAGTGCGCATGCATGTTTCTGGGCATCAGACGTCGGTGCATTTTGCTCCTCATGTAATGGTGATTAAGCCAGAGGTCATCCAGGCTGCTTTAATGGCTTACGAAGAGTTCATGGAAGAAGACGATGACAACTATGAGGCTTATGAGGCGATTGCTGATGAGATAGAAGGGTATTTAGAGGAAAGAACCAAGGTTAGTGGCGCGCCGAAGGGTAGAGGTAAGGGTAACCCTTTCCACGATAAGAACACTGGTAAATTCTCAGGTGCAGACAGCATCTCTGGCAAAAAGGGCGGGTCTTTCGTTAAGGGCAAGACTAAGCTCAAGTATGCTGGAGATAAGAAGTCGAAATCTGGAGACAAGGTAGTTAATTTTGCATCGACGAAAAGACCTTGCGGGCGAAAAGCACGTAGAGATGGTAAAGATGTAAGGTGCTGGGATGGTAAAAAGGGCAAGGGATTTGGCGAGAGCATAGCCAATGTAATGATTAAGCAGATAGATCGCGTTTCTATTTCAGATGAAGACATTAAATCAATGCTAGAGAGTATTGAGAGCATTACTGACATGGCAGAGAGGTCACAAGAGGAAGGGTGGTTTGCCATTGCGATGGATAGTGGCAAAGTTTACGATGACTACGCTTTGCAGGGCGATGGTGGTATGTACACTGGAACTATGTCACGCACCCGTGACCTGCTCAGGAATATGAAGGTGACGGGGAAAGGTCGTATGATATGGGGCAAAGATTATAGAATCAAAATATTGTCAAAAAAAGACTATATTGCCCATAACCCAGGAAACACTACGCAATCGGATTTACGCAAGCAGTGGGTAGATATTGATGTGCGCAAAATAAATTTCATAAAGGCAAAGTAGGGGCAAATGGTGTCAAGAATATACTACGACGAGGACGCGACTTATTTAAGACAATTAGAAGAGGAGCGAATTGAATTAGTAGGTCCTGACTGTGAGTATTATTCATTGAATAGAGGTGTTAATGTAGATGCATTATATGGAGAACCTACCAACGATCCACTTTACGGCGGGTCTGCGGATAGGGGAACTGCATCAATATCTGAAGAGGCGTGGAATTTCTATCCTGACATTTCTCAAGGTGAAGAGGTATTAGAATTTCAGTGCGCGATAGAGTACCAGGAAGCAGACAATAGGACGCCTTATGTTCGGACTGAAGGGTTCGGGCATGAGTATGATTCAGTAGTAGGAGTATCGAGAAACGCATGGGAATGCGCGATAACAGATACTGCAATAAGTACTAGGGAACCCAAAGAGGGTGATGTATGCTATTTATTCGGCGAGTGGTGGGACGTGGTAAAGGCAGGAAGAAGTGGATATATTAATGACTCTACGGCTTATGTAGGGTTTAAATTGGAATTGAAGAAGAGAACACAGTATACGCCTGAAAGAAAAATCTGAGAGGACATATGAGAAAATTAATAGAGAGATTGGCTAGGTTAGAGGATGACACAGATGAGATGGTAGCAGAATCGAGTGCTGGGGCGGGGGAGGTTACCCATATAAAGGGTAGCAAAGATTTCACCTGGAGCACCTCAAGGCATGGCGTGGAGGTGGATCTTTTTCATGGAAAAGATAGGAAGCACATTGCTAGCCTGATGCCAAAGAGTATTGACAAAATGTTTCAAGAAATTGTCAGAATGCTTAAAAGGGATTTTGGGCAAATAGATTGGACTAAGGGTCCACTAGCGCCAGGTAACAGTGAATACGGAGCAGCATTGAAAGCAATAGATTCTATAGCTAAGAAGTATTAAATAGAACGAACTAAAGTTCACGTAAGGAAATAAATGATAGAGAGTATTAAAGCAAAAAAAGCGATGGAGAGTGGGTTCTCAGCAGTTTGTGCATGGTGTGAGCATTACCATATTCAGCTGGGTCAAAGTGATGGAAAGACGTTCAATTGTGGTAAAGAGTGCAATGGTCCTGGAGGAGATAGGCCGATGGCATTTCCACAGTATAAAGGTCCTATGCAAAGCGCCTTAGCGTCTATGTGTTTTATATGCGGTGGTGAGGCAGGAGCAGCTGTAGATATTCACGGGCACGGTGTTTTGGGGGTATGTGAAGAGCACATTGGATATCTAAAGGATATGCTTTCAAGGCCGGGGATTAAGGTGAATGTGAAAGAAGAGCAAGTAGTAACGTTCTAGTTGGTTGACTTTGGATAAAGCGCAAGATAGATTGGATGGAGATTTTTAAATGGCAAAAGAGAAGATAAAAGTTGGCGATGAGGATTTCGAAATAGATACAGAGACTGGAGAGGTTACTACATTCGCTGAGGTAAGAGAGACGCTTGATTGGTCTAATATGAAGAGGGCGCGGGAATCATATGTAGTGGCGATGGATAGGCTGGATGCATTATTGAAGGACTTGAAGCCTGGTGTAAAGTGGGATGATATCGAGTAGTTAGAAAGCTGGTGGTTGAATGCTGTTATCGGTTGCAATGGTTGTAAAAAACGAGATAAATACGTTAGATAGAACTATTAAATCAATAAGGGGATACGCAGACGAGATAGTGATAGGTGTAGATAAGGGATCTGATGATGGAACCCGTGAATTAGCGAACAAGCTTGGGGATAAAGTAATAGATATTTATTTATCTGAAGAACTTGATAAAAAGGAATCAGTAACACGTGACGATGACACATGGGGGTTTTCGAAGGCGCGCAATATGGTGCTGGATGCGTGTAAGGATGCCAATTATCGATTGACTTTAGATGGGCACGAGACTGTAATAGATCCTCAGAACGTAAGTGATGTGATTGCTGACGCAGTTGAAAAAGGGTGTGACGGGGTAGAGGTAGAGCTATTATTCGAGCCTGACGCAAATGGGATACCAAGGCAGATGATTAGGCAGGGAAGGATTCTTGCACCGACAGTAAGATATAATAATCCACTGCATAATGTACCAATAGTTAAAAGGCTGATGTTTTCTAAGGAATTTAAGATAGAGCATAGGAAGCAAGATCAGGCAGCTGAGTCGAGGGAGGATAGGGACGAACAGAGGTCTGACAGTACGATAAATGGACTACTAAAGGACATAGAGAGGGATCCAAAAAACACAAGATCGTGGTTTTATTTGGGTAATGCATACAGGGGTGATGAAAGATGGCAAGAGGCCATAGGTGCATATGATCATTATTTAACGATTTCTCAGTGCGTGGAGGAGCGTATGTACGCGCGAGTAAATATGGGCGTATGTTATGACAATGTAGGCAACCTGGCAAGCGCAAGGGAGCAGTACGCAAGAGCTTTGGACGAATTCCCAGGGATGGTAGAGGTCTATTGCAGTTTAGGAGAGTTGGCTTGTAGGCAGGGGATGTTCGTAGAAGCTCAGCTATGGCTAGAGGCATGCATAGAGATGCCTGTACCTGACCGGATGCTATTTGTGAATCCGAGGGCGTATTTGGTAGATAGGTATGATCGACTTTCGTTGGTCTATGGTAACTTGGGTAGATATGGGGATGCTATAGAGATGGCTGGTAAGGCGCTTGAGAGCGTTCGTGATTCGAGAATCGAGAACAATGTGAAGGTCTGGAGAAAAGCTTTAGGTAGAAAATAGGAGATGTAAATGCTGTCAGTTGCAATGGTTGTGAAGAATGAAGTTTTGACGATTGAAGAGACGATCAAATCAATAAGAGATCACGCAGACGAAATAGTAATAGGGGTGGACAGTGAGTCGAGTGACGGAACTCTTGATATTGCTAAGAGGCTAGGCGATAAGGTTATTACGATTTATTTATCAGAGGAGCTGGATAAAAAAGGCCCGAAAAATGAAGGGGATACAGAGTGGGGGTTTTCGCGGGCGAGAAATATAGTATTGGATGCTTGCGATCAGTCCAATTGGCACTTGACGCTAGACGGGCATGAGAAGGTAGTCAGGCCAGAAGAGGTAAAGGGGGCAGTTGAAGAGGCGATTGAAAAAGGCCATGACGGTATAGAGACGATGATATTGTTTGAGCCAGACGCAAGCGGAATACCAAGGCAGATGTATAGGCAGAGCAGGGTATTTGCACCAACGGTAAGGTATAATAACCCACTGCATAATGTACCAATAGTTAAAAGCTCTATGTTTTCCAAATTATTTAAAATTGAGCATAGGAAACAGGATCAGGCGATTGAGTCTAAGAGTGACAGAGACGCACAGAGGTCAGATTCGACGATAAACGGATTTCTGCAAGAGATAGAGAAGAACCCTGGGAACTCCAGGAGTTGGTTCTACCTAGGTAACGCGTATAAGGAGAATGCAAGGTGGCAAGAGGCGATTGATGCGTATACTCACTACTTGACGATTGCCGTGTGGAAAGAGGAGAGGTGGCACGCGCGGGTGAACATGGGGGTATGCTATGATAGGACCGGGGACCCCGTGAACACAAGGGAGCAGTACGTGAAAGCGCTAGACGAATTCCATGGCATGGCTGAGGTCTATTGTAGCCTCGGAGAGCTGGCGTATAAGCAGGAGAGGTTTATAGAAGCACAGGTATGGCTAGAGGCGTGCATAGACATGCCAGTACCTGAGTGTAGACTATTTGTTAACCCTAGGGTATACTTGGTCGATAGGTACGATAAGTTGAGCATGACCTATAATCATCTGGGAAGATACCAGGATGCTGCTGATATGGCAGAGAGGGCACTGGAGAGCGTTCAAGATTCTAGAATTGCGAACAACGTGAAGTGCTGGAAAAAGGCATTAAGTAAAAGATAGGCGTTGACAGGACGTTAGAATAGAGCTAAGTTTGGTTTTAGAAGGTTTTGGCAAGATGCCAGAACGAACTTGAGTTCATAAGGAGGACACAGTGCACATTGATAATGGTTCATTCGAATTGGATATTAAGAAAAAGGGCGTTGCAGAAGTAGAAGAGAGGGTTTCACATATTGTAAGGTGTCCAATTGGTGAATGTAAAGGCTTTCACGATATTTCATACTTTGCAGAACGTAATTCATTTTCCGTAGGTCCATGGTACTGTGATGCATGTGGAGCTGGGGTAATGTTGGTTAAAAATAATGGATTGGTTAATTATAAAATAACAGGGGAGCGAAAGGTTGATCGCCTTGTATTACTAGACATGGCAAAGGACGCCAAGGACGTTAAGATAATTGTAGAGGGAATGCGCCATGAAGGGGGCAGGCATGGTTCTGAGGAGGGGGATGATAAGTATTTTTACAATGAGCATACGTGTCCTACTAACTATCTAACGGGGATAGTTAAGATAATAGAGGGCGAGGATGCAGATCCTCATGGAATATTTGAGTTTAATAAGGGCATTGATGTAGATGATGCCGATTTGAAAATTGCCATGGCCGGGGAGGATGATTTGGATAGGTTGACGTGTAAGCAGTTGCTGGCATTGTTTGATGAGTAAGTATGACTGGAGAATAAATTGACGAACTTGAGTTCGCGAGGAGAAGGAAATAATCTAATGGAGGTGCTGTAAGTGAGCCTACGAGGAACGGGTAGAACAACTAGAATGCTGCTTGAGGTGATAGAGATGTTACCAAACGCATGTTTGATGCCGATATTGGTTTGTGGCTACTGTAGTAGGCATGCAAAAGGCTTGGCCAGGACGTTTATAAGGCTGGCAAGTGACCGCGGGATGAAAATTTCCATGAAGGCTGTAGATACAGTTATGGTAAACGGAGATGAGATAGTTGAGTTCAGGGCGTTGCATGACGATTCGCCACCGGGGGTTGATTATTCTCATATATTTGTGGATCACTATGCATCTTCACGTGAGGATTTCAGCGGATTACATAATGGGGGGCTGTAATGAAGGATAAGAAATGTTCATTTTGCGATACACCATGGAGCAAGAAAGAGCAGAAGCTTAGGAATGAAATAGGTAGATTAAATAAGAGGGTGCATAAGTACAGAACGCTGGCAGAGTCAAGGAAAAACTATGTTGGCCCACTAGAGGGGTTAACTGTTGAGCAGATGGCAGATGTGAGAGAGAGAAAAGAGCATCATGTCAAAGCAGTGGTTCATTTTTTCGTAGCACTTGGAGTTGATAATTGCAATATGTGCGAGGATTACATTTGTTGCGATGGGCGCAGTGAGTGTCAGTCGCTGTCTGATCTTGCTGATAATACAATAGTGGTTGGACGCAATAATTATTGTCGCCTATTCAGAACAAAGGAAGAATGATATGGAATTGATGCAGTGGATTAGGGATTTGAAAGAAGATTGGGATGGAGAGGGTGCTCCAGTAATAAACAGGAATGCAATTAGGGATGCTGAGAAGGTTGTTGAGATGGCAGAAGAGATGGGCTTTGAGTTTAATTGCATTCATGCCACGCTGGATGGCGGGGTAGCCATTTCGTTTATTAATGGGACGAAATATGCAGACATAGAATTTTTTGGAGATGATGAGGCAGTGGTGTTAATGGAAGATTTGGCGGATAGGGATGAGATTATGTTTATGCTGATAGATGATTTGGATGAGACAAGAGAAGCCCTTTGTAAGATAAGAGAATATATTGGAGATGACAATGATTAGGTTTTTCTGGCGAATACCAATGAATAAGGTAAATGCATTGGAACAAAGTGCACGAAAGATGGTTCAGGGGCATGTAAGTAGAGAGCTATTTGCATATGGGTTTACGATAAAGCAGGTTTTTATTGGTGTAATGATTAGAAAGAGGGTAAAGAAATGATTGATATATCGCAATTGACACCAGAGATGATAGAAAAGACAAACGAGTTAATGCCAATGTTAGTAAGGCAGCAATATACGGACCCACTTTACAATTTGGTGGCATTCCTTATATCTGGGGCGCTTACTTATTTTTTCATGAAGTGGGCGAGGGCTTGTGGAGAAGACCTGGATGATACTGGTGAAGAAGCTGCGGCTGTATTGTTAATGGTTGCTATCCTTGCAGGGGTTGCTATGGTTGGTAGCCTATGGTCAATAATGTATGAATTGATAGAACTGATAAATCCAGAGTACGAGGTATGGACAGAAGTGATAAAGAATGCTAATAAGTAAAAATAAGGGAGGAAAAGAATGGAGAAAAAAATGAAAGAGGTTCTAACTTTTGATAGTGTTGAGGCGTATATCGAGCTTAAAAGGGAATACGACTCCTTGGTAGAGCGCATAGCCGGGGCTGAAGAGTGTGAGGCTCAAGGGATAGGGGTGCAAATTACAGAGATGGGTGGTGAGCTTATAGCGATGGAGCATGAGCTATGTTTTGAGTTTGCTTTGCAATGGATTGCAGCAAGGGAAGTAAGATGGCTGTGCGAACTCAAGTCCAAAAGGATGGATAAAGATGAAGGCACGGATCAAGGCATCTCCAATGAGGGTTCAACGCCGGTTCAACCACTCGATAAGGATTCTGAAGACTACTACCTAAAAAGAAGGGAAGAGTTGACAGGAACAGGGAAGGCAGCAGCAAAAAAAGTTAAGAATATGTCATTCAGTGAAGTCTTTGAGCACGGGTTTAGATTTACCATAGGTGAATAAAAAGAGGAGAGGTAAAAAAATGAATTTTGAAGAAGCATTAGAAATGATTAAGGGGGGCATGAGAGAATGGATGAGCGAATGGGGACTAGTAGTGTGCGTTCCTATTCTGATGATAGTACTGGGATGCACGAGGGTTGAATGCGATAGGCTAAGGCTGGAAAACCAACAATTGAGAGACACAATTAGATTTGTAGATCATGGAAAGGATGCAGAGGGGTGCAAGCTGATTAGAATGTGCAAAGATTGGAGTAAGTAATGAATATAATTGATATGTCGGAGCTAGACCCAGAGATAGTAGCTAGGACCAAGGAGATGATGCCTATTTTGATTGAGCAGCAATATGCAGAGCCATTGAAGAGCCTAGTGGTATTTCTAATAACAGGTGGAATTGCTTTTTTACTTATGTGGACTGGTTCTGGAATAGCAAGGGAGGGGGATGACGATGATCAGGTCATTGTAGCCGCTGGACTTCTTCTTGGGCTTATTGCAATAATTTCACTTGTATCAATGTCATTAGAATTGATAGATTTGGTAAGCCCTGAGTAGGAAGTATGGGTGCAGGTAATGAAAGGCATAAGAGATGGACGATAGGGAGATAGAAAGAATGGTGTTAGAGGAGCGTAAACATGAGGCAATTCAGAAAAAAGCAGAGGAGAAGTACATTTGTAGGGCCA